TAGATACAGCGCGGAAGACAAAGACGGTATCAGAAGAGTTTGGGGTGTTGGTGATAGCCACGTAGAGGCAATAAACCAATGCCAACTTGCTTTAAGTGAATACCTAGAGAAGAGACCACACTATAAAGGACAAAAATATAAAATAAAAGAAAACCCAATAAAAACTAGAGAGGAAATAAAAAGATGACTAAGAAAAAAAACAACGACATGCTAAAAACAACGTCAATGGTTTCAATGATGTTTGGACTAATGGCAACAGACATGAACAAAGAAAAAGAGCTGGACCAAAAGAAAAGATTTTTTGAAATTGCGGGCTTAACTTTCCCGGAAGATTGGGACAGCCTAAGCAATGAAGAAAAAGAAAAAAGAATAAAAGGCGTTGAACAATTGGGCCTTAAGGATCAGGGGGCTAGGGCATAATGATAATAAACAAAGATTTAGATTTTTTAAAATTGCAATGCAAAAAGTTGAAGATGTGCAAAAGCAATCGAAAAATTTATTTCGAAAACATACGCCAGGACATGGGATCAAACCCATTTTTAGACTGGCATAATAGATCACTGAATGTGATGACTTACGATAGTTCAACTGTAGGTTGTAACACGGGTAGCGTTTATGAGGCGCTACCAAACCTAAGCCAACAAGAAGGGACATTTGAATAATGGAAAAAGGATCAGCGGAAATAAAAATAAAATTGTGGAATGGTAAAATTAAAGTTACTCACGGGACATGTAAATCAACTCTAGCGGAATGGATCACGAGCAAAGGGGACTGGGACCAGATCTGGGCCACGATAGATAAATTGGTTAAAAAAAATAATGGGGATAGGGCGGGAAGGTAGTTTGTAATGATTCTAAATAGTACAACTATAAGTTGTAAATGGGTGCGTCACTATGGCATAAAAAACTTCTTGAATATCTTATTTACATGGGATATGGTGGGTTATGAATAAATTAATAAACAATATAACAAAAGGATACAAGATGAACGAAGAACAAAAAAAGTTTGAAGGACACTCAGAAGGTCAAATCGCTAGAGAGATTTTAATGAACTCTTTAAACGAAGCCTTAGACACAAATCACCACAACGTGAAAACAGAACTGGAACAAGTTGGGGAAGATTACACAAGTGCTAAAATGATGAGAGTTAGAAAAATGTTAGCAAAAATGGTTCATGAAATATTTTTTAAATATGGTCATAAAAAAGATTTAGACATGAGCGGATCAGAGCTAGTTGATGTGTTTGGTGAGTATGGACTTAAAGATCCAAACTTTTAATTATCAAATTCAATCGGGGCGGGTCAACCGCCTCGTTGAACTAACAAAAGAAAACATAAAAAAAGGAAAAGAGGATAAATATATGATGGACATAGAAACGATAGTTGCAATGAATAAGGACCAGGGAAGAAGATCAAAACGGAATGCAGTTAAGCCCGTAAGGTTTAAGGAAGAAGATATAGAGCAGGCCAAAGAGGGATCTGTTACACCGTTACAAAAAATTGTAAATCTGGGGGATTATGTTCCTAAGGGTTGGAAACGATTTAACACAAAAACAATAGCAGATAAATTAGATATTCCGTTTAGTTGGAAGATCTTAAACAATGGAGGTTTATTTGTGGATAGCTCGGGTATGGGATCAGACAATGAACCCGCATTATCAGTAAAACAATTTTTAGAAATGATTTCAAAACTTTATGATTTTAAAAAAGATTTAGGTTTTGCCATTTGTTCAGAGGGTCAATTTCAACTGACTATTGGAGTATATGAGGAGGGTCAATAATGGAACAGATGATGTATGAACTTTTTTTTATTGCAATGGTATTTGCTTTGATAGGGTTAAGATTGTGGGGTGATAAAAAATGACAATGGAAACAATAGCAAGATTAATGATGATGCTAGTAGGATTTATAATCGCAATGCTAGGTATAATAACAGCGGTGCATTCAGATCATCATATGTTAGGTTTAATGATAAGTTTTGCCGGTGTGGTGTCTATGTTAGGAGCTACACCATGAATATTAAACAATGGACCAGGAACGATTTAAGAACTTGGGTTAAGAATATGGAGAGAGCGCCTTTTTTTAACTCAAAAGAGGACAACGAAAACATTAAAAAAGTAAAAAAAGAAATAAGAGAAAGAACCAAAAGGAAAAAAATATGAAAGCGACATTATTAATAACACTATTTTTATCACCAATTTATTTAATGTTTTGGATAATCAAAAAGTTGAATAATATAGAGACGGATAAGTGGAGACAAGAAGAGTTAACAAAATCATTTAACAAAGCAAAAGGGGAGGATAAATAATGGCAAAAGATAAAAAATGGATATGGGATAGAACAAGAATAATTTTAAAAGATCCTGAAGGGGAGGAAATAACTTTAACAAGTGAAGATTTAAATGATGAAACTATGAACTGTATTTTTTCAGATATTGAGGAGTATGTTCATAAAGAGGGAGGGAAATTAGAATGAGTGATCAAACAAGATATGGAATTGATGAAATAATTTCAGAAAACCATGCAAAAAAATATCAAGCTGATACTAGAAAAAAGTTTGAAAAATGGTTGGAAGAGTGTCCAGTAATGTATGCGCGTATAGAATTTATGGACGAGAATATTGTTTCATATAAATTTAAAATAACAAAAAGGAGGAATAAGTAATGTCAACAAGAAGCAATGTAGCGGTGGTGGATCCCACAAATAATACAGTAAAAGTGGTTTATATTCATGGGGACGGATACCCTGACGGAGTGGGGAATTGTCTTTTAAAATATTATGAAACTTTTGAAAAAGCAAATAAACTGGTAAGCAAAGGCAGTGCCTCATACCTGGATAAAACTCTAGAAGGGTGTGAATTTTATGAAACAAAAGAAGATAGTTTTGAAGAACATAATCATGAATATTGTTACATGAACAGCATGCGGGGTAATTTTGCAATTGAATATATTTACATGTTCAGAAACAATGAGTGGTTTGTATCTACAATGAAAGTTATAAAACAAAAACCTAAAGATGGTTATGATAATTTTATCACTTACTACACAAAATTTATTCCTATAAAAAAACACAAGGAATACACAGCGCCTAAGGAACTCAAACACGGAGAGGTAAAAATGGTTGCTAGCCTAAGTAAAATGTTAGGTGATACGTTTGGGGCTGATAATGTTATTTCTCAGGGGAGAAAAATTAAAAAACTGAATTAAATGATTTGGCCTAGTCGAGGGGGTCTGGTATTCTATCCTTAATACCTATAAATGTTCGATTTCTACTTTTGATTTGTGTTCATGGGGTAGTGAAAAATTGTAAACAAACATTTAACCTCGACTAAATTTTTATTCTTCTAATAGATACAATAACTGAAGTAGGAATGATAGTGGTATTTCCAATATTGTCAAAAGTAGGTTTATTTTTTGATTCAATATAATCACTAAATAATCTTGTAATACCTTTACGTTGACTTAACAAGTAACCCTTAGACACGCAAATAGGTAGCTCTTCTTTGTTAAGATCTTTAGTGTTACACCAGCCGGCATCACCCTCGATATCAAGCCATTTTATTTCTACAAACGGATACACGGTAATATCGTTACCTAATTGTTTAAAGTTAAATTTTAACTTCGAAGTTTTAAGTTTTTTATTTATCGTTATTTTTCGTTTTGACATTTACTATTCCTACATTTGTTTTTAAATGTTGGTTATGTTTTTCATTAAAAACTTTTACCCAATCACTAAAACTTTTATTTTTCAATTTCTTTAATTTCGATTGCTTCCGCTGGGATTGTTTTAGCATTGTGTCCGTCTATTTTAGTTGATAATTCTTTCAGCTTATTTTCTAATTCGTCACGGCTCATTCCCTCTAGGCCTGATACAGTAACCTCTCTTTTATCGACATACATTCCCGCTAACTGTCCTGATCTATATTCAGCTTGAACGGATACATTAAACTGTTTACTTTTCTCGGCCTCTTTTGAAAGTTTATCTAATCTTCTAAATCTTTTTAATTTATCTTTTGAAAATTTATTTACTTCTTCCTCATATTTTTTATCTAAATATTTTGCAATGTGAGGATTTAATCTTCTATTCAGTAATCTTGAAGCTATTGCGGAATAATCAGTAGGGTTTTTGCATTCATATTTTGCTTGTTTGCAAGCCTCAGCATAAGTCATCTCACCCCAATTTGCGATCAGTATATCAACAAACATTCTTTGTTTTGGGGTCAGGTCCTTTTCGGATCTTTGGATCTTTTTTATTTGGGCCATATTTATACTATATAGATTATTTCATCATATTGAAACAAGTCAAAAAAAATTAGGTAGGTATCTCTTTATGCAATATTAGTTATTAGGTGTCCCTGAGGGACACCATAGGGACACCATAGGGACACCCTAAAAACATACTTAAGTTATTGATATATAATAATAATTTGCTTAGAGGGACACCAGGGACACCTCTTTTACCCTCTGAGCATTTTTTTTTACTCAGGGGTCTAGATAATCTATATAGTATAATTTTTCGGGGCTTGAGGAGGATAAACTTTAATATAAAATTTCGGGGCTTGGGGAGGATTTTCTTATCTATTAATGGCCCATAAAAGGCCCTACAACGATCTCGGGGCCGGAGGAGGATAAACCGTACCAAAAAAAATTTTAGGGCCTTAGGGAGGATATTGGTTGATTAAACTAAACCTTATGATAATCTAAAAGCTATAATGTTAATCATTATTGCTCTCTTAGGTTAGGGGGTCTTAAATTAGGCTTTTTGTTTTTTCACCTCTTTTGAGGCCCTCAATACTTTTAATCTCTTTTAGAATTTTTCTCCGTTGTCCCTTGTCCGTGCAAGATCGATATTTTTTATATAACCATCTATACCTAAGCCATTTCAATTGAACTTTAGTATACTTAATTGTCTTATTTGATATCAATTCATTAAATTTTTGGCGTACTATCTCAGGATCGAAGTTACCCGACCAACAAATATCATTAAATAGTTCAGTATCATTAGTAAACCAATCGTAACTATCTTGTTTAGCGTAAGCGTCTTGCTTATGTTGGCCCATGTTTAAAGCGTCTTCAAAAGCTTGTAACAATACCGCCTGGAATAATCTTTCCTCCGGTAGCCGGTTTCCCTTAATTAATTCCATTGAGAAATTAATGCCCAAAATTTTTAATAAGCTCAGCGAATAAGTCACTATAATGTTTTAATACCTTCGGTTCGTTAACAACATGTGTTGCAAAATTATAATCTTCTAGGGTCATTTCAATGAATTCAGAGCGTTCCTCTCCCGTTAATCCTTTACAGATCTCCATTTTTTCTTCAACGATACTATTCAAATCTTCCATAGTTTACATGCGGAGAGGGAAAAGATATGGAATAGGTTCTCCGCATGTAATTTTTCCACTGATCGTAGAAAACTGTAAACACGTTTATCGTACCCATACACCTTAACCTCTCAAAATTTAAGTTAATTAAAGTTTTTCGTGATTAGTGAATATAAAGTGTTTAACCCCACTTTTTCATATAGGTGACAGGAATACGATTGTTTATTTTTATATTGATTTGAAATTGAATGCAAGCGTTAATCGAGCGGGTCCAGGCTACCGGACACCGCTCGACATGGCCATTATTTACTTTTTAAGAGCTTTCGCCCGTGTGACAGTAAATTCTCTTTTGTTTTTTCGTAACTAATATTTTCTTTCTTAGCTATCTTCTTCACTTCATCATCTGTAATTTTAGCGATCATTGAAGCGGGTTTCCTAAAGCCGTGACTACCCATTGCCCGCAACAGGCAGTAAGTATCAATATCAACGGCACAGGATTTCCATTTGTTTATGTCCATTTGTTTCTCTTTCTATTTGTCGTTAATTTCACCTTCTTGGTACTCTCTGTCAACAAAATATCTAATGAAATTTATTTTATTAGACATATTACCGTTATAAATTTTATCAAAAACCCTGATAAAATCTTCAGTATTAGTACCCCGTAATAACAACGCTGACTTACTTTTTAACGCAGTCTTAAAACGTTCCCATTTAAATCTAGGGTGTTCACTGCATACAGCAAAAGCAGTAATAAATGAACGAGTTAATTTAATGCCGAAATTATTTTTCATAAACATTAAACTCCCTCCTAAATCATTACATCTCTGTAAGTGAGTCATTTTAAACTTACCTTGTTTAAAATCGTTTCTAGTTTCTCTCCACATCGAGTATCCTCCCGCTAATATAAATATTGCACACTCTAAAGGTAGTGAATATTGTTTGGTCATAGCTCGAACTATTTGATAATCTTTTTTACCGTTCTCAATGTGAAAATCTAAGTAACCCCTCATGGACCAATTTTTTCTATTGGCATTCATAATTGCTACATCTAATTCATTCTCAAATGCGCCTCTTATGTATTTAATAGGTTTACCTAATTCCTTACGAGCTTGCAGGGTATGTTGCCCATCCACAACCTCATCATGTTCGTTGATAAAAATAGGAAGATCAAGATCTCTTTTCTTGATTTCTTTTTTTAATCTAGCCACGTGTCCTTTGTCGATTTCACGATTACCTTTTACGGTTTTAAACATATCGTAATTTTTAGTAACGTGTATTACATTATCTTCGTTTTGTTTTTTACTTATTTTAGACATTTATTCTCCATATCTGTGTTAGTTTTTGCATCAATTTCACTTTGGATTAAATCTTGAGCAGTCCAATCGTTTAAAGGATAGACAGCTTGTTCATCTAGCACCAGTGGAATCTTTACAAGTTTGGCCGATTGTTGGTTAAAATGAAGATCAGACCGTTCCATTGGTTGACCATCAATTGTTAAAGATCGAGTTTCTGAAAGTACTTTATCCATTTCAGATACCCAATCATTAAAAGGTTCAGAGATTGCTTTAGGCATTAATTCCTCCTCTTTTAAATTTGTTGACTATTTTTTTTTTCATAAACGTGATAACCTTTTTGTTGTTTGTTTTTTCATGTAAAGATATATAAACATTTAAATGGGATATGCAAGTAAATAATAATATAAGATAGTATAGGATATTATGACAAAATTTATATTAGTAATGTATATGTGCAGTATGGCTACAGGAGAATGTCCTAGTAATCACATACCAGGTTTTAGTTTTACATCTCATATAGATTGTGTAGAAAATGGATATAAAGTTGCTCATAACACCTTTAAATCTCTTAAAGAAATTGAAGAATTTGATAAAGAATACATAGAAAACAACAAAATCGTTATTAAATTTGAATGCCAACAAATAAGAATCCCCGAACCTGTCATGCCTAGAACTAAACCAAAAATAAGTACATAGTTGCAATTACGTCACATTTTGATATATAATATTACATGAAGCAATATCGTATCCAAGTAAAATACAAAAATTTGTATGTCGATGAGATCGTTAGTGCTGAAGATGATAAGACCGCTCTTGAATGTTTGGTAAAGAAGGTTGATTCAGGAGAAGTAATTGAGAAAGAAGGTGCAGGGTTTGAGAATCCTGACATGTTTTTCTTAACCTTCGAAAGGGTAGAACAAAATGCTACAGAAGTTAATATCGGAGAAACTTCAATTGGAGTCCAAGTGGGCAACACAAGCGTTGTCACAGGGTAGAGTTACTACAGACATGAAGTGGATCGACATTGAGATCAAAAATCTTAGAAAAAAGATTAATGATCAAAGCGTAGAAGACGCAAAAAAAGGTCTTCTAGATATAGCTAGCTAGTCTAGTTAAAAAAAATAACTTTTTACCTAAGGATACTGCGCTCTAAATTATTCTTTAGCTTCGCCCCAAGATTTTCCTAATGCAATATCAACTTTAGAAGGAACTCTAAGTGTATCAATTGCGTTTTCCATTTTATCTTTAATGGATTCAATATCTTTTTCTTCCTCTATAGAAAAACACAATTCATCATGAATTTGAAGTAAGGGTTTAAAACCTGCCTTATGGCAATCAATCATTGCTTGTTTAGTTTGGTCCGCTGCAGATCCTTGTATCAATCTATTTAAAGCTTTGTAAGTAAAAGCTCTCCTAATGTTGTTTCCATAAATTGCTTTTGCTTCTTCGTAGTTCATTGCTTTATTCATACCAAAAGTAGAAGGTTCCCACATTTCAAATCTACATTTTCTTCCCTTGATTGTTCTTATAAAACCATATTTAGAAGCACTGGACGTAACTTCAACTGCTAATTTTTTTACAAAAGGAACTCTTTCATTGTAAGTATGTAATAATCTTTCAGCGCTATCTTTATTAATCCCAAGTTCTTTCGCTAACTTTGCTTTGCCCATTCCGTAAAATAAACCTAAGTTAATTGTCTTAGCCTGTGTTCTCGATATTCCAGCCATGTCGGCAACAATTTGATGAAAGTCAGCAGACTCATTTTCATAAGCTTTTATAAACTCATCTGCTCCCGCAAATTGTTTTGAAACTGAAGCCGCATAATGAGCAACAAGTCTTGGTTCCTGTTGCGAGTAATCAAAGCTACCCCATTGTTTACCTTCTTCAGGTAAGAATAAACTTCTTATTTTGTTTCCAAATTCTTTATTACGAGCAGGAATTTGTTGGAGATTTGGATTAGAGTATGATAAACGTCCAGACACTGTCCCACCCTGGTCAGATCTTAACTGGTTTATTTCAGAATGGATTTTACCTTTGTGAGTATATCTTAAAACGGAGTCTATAAATGTTGAATGAAATTTATTTATTTCTCTTGCTTCTCTTATTAGTTGCGCTATCGGGTTATCACAATTTATTAACCAGTTTTGGGTA